TCATATCACTATTTACAAATACCATAAATCTTGTATAAGAATATAAATGTTTGATAAACAAATTGAGTTTAGTGCTCATGAGGATTATTTTAATCTTAAAGAAGATTATCCAATACCAACTAAATTAAATATTCCTGATTGGTTTAAAAATTTAGAACATAATATTTTAAAAAAAACAGTTAAAGGCTGTATGCCTTTTTTAGATTCAATAACTGCAGGCTATTTGCTAAAAATGCCACAAGATTTTTATTTAAGACACAATGTTGATAATGTAAATGATAAGGGAGAAAATATTAAAGATTCTTTTCAAACATTTGGTCTTCATGATCAAGGAGCTATTCTTCATGCGAAATGTTTAAATTTAAATTCTCACATAGATGTTCATAGCAAGAGTCAGTTAGAAAACTCTCCTCTTATAGAAAAAAACAAAAATTTACCTTTTTATAAATTAATTAATCCTTGGAAAATAAAAACTCCAAAAGGATATTCGTGTTTATTTTTACCTCCTTTAAATAATTCAGACGATAGATTTTCAATTATTCCTGGTATTGTAGATACAGACAATTTTCCTAATGAAATTAATTTTCCGATGGTAATAAATGGGGATAAATACCCCGTTTTAGAAACAGTAATAAAAAAAGGAACTCCTTATGTTCAAATTATTCCTTTTAAAAGAGAATCATGGAAAATGTCAACTAAATCACGACAACAAAAAGAAATACAAACTTCTAGACTTTTTTATGGATTAAAGTTATTAAATATTTATAAAGATAAGCATTGGAATAAAAAATCATGGAAATAAAAAATTTTGTAAAAATTTATGATGATGTTATACCTTTAACATGTGTTTCCAGTATTATACGTTTTGCAAAAAATTCGGATAAGTTTCAAAAAGCAAAAGTAGGTGGGACTGGTACACAACAATCAATATTAGATTTAAATGTTAGAAAAACTTCGGCCTATAGATTAACCAATTTAGATAATAAACTTACAAATGTACATTGGTTTAATTTTTTAATGAATAGTTTTAAATCACATATAAAAAAATATATTACTGATTTAAAAATTTTACATTTAAGTCTTGAAGAAATTAATGACATCAGTATTTTAAAATATGAAGACAAGGGATTTTATACATGGCATACAGATCATTTTGCTGCTGCCCCAAGAACTTTAAGTTGTATTCTATTATTAAATAATGATTACGAAGGTGGTAATTTATGTTTTAGAAATCCAGATGGGTCTGAAGAATGGGAAGTAGAAGTTAAGGCAAATAGAATGATAATATGGCCAAGTTGTTTTATGTATCCACATACAGTTAAAAGAGTTACGAAAGGAATAAGGTATTCAGTAGTAGCATGGGCACTATAAAACAATTTAATAATTTTTTAGATATTAATTTAATTAAAAATATTAAAAATAAAATTCATCAAAATTTAGCAGAACCAAAATGGAGGAGTAGTTTATATTGGTATCTTGGTTTTAAAAATAGCTCCTCTCCTGTCTTGTCTTTCGAAATAGAGGATGATATTTTTAAAAATATAATAAAAAATAAATTTATTTCTTTTTTTCCACAATTAACAAATAAATCAATGACTGTATTTTATTATATATGGCCTAATTTAAGTTTTATTCCATTTCACACAGATGGAGGAAAATATATGGGGGCAACGATATATTTAAATGAAGAATGGGATAAAAATCACGGAGGTCTTTTTTTATATGAAAATAATAATGAAATAAACGTTATTATTCCTGAATTTAATAAATGCGTTGTAAATGACTTAAAAATAAATCATGCTACAACTTTAACAACAATAGAAGCTCCTTATAGGGAGACATTACAAATATTTTTTTATGAAAACAATTAAAGATTTTAAATATAAACTAATAAAAAATTTCTTAACTAATGAAGAAGTTAAATTACTGAATGACTATTGTAGAATAAAACACAGAATAAATTTTGATTCTTTTGACTCTGGACAAAATAATAATGGTGACACATTTTTTTATGGAGATCCTTTGATGGAGTCTTTAATGGTTAATAAATTAGAAATAATGCAAAAAGAAACAGGTTTAGAACTATTACCTACCTATGCATTTTGGAGAATGTATTCAATGTTTGCTAATTTAAAAAAACATAAAGATAGAGAATCTTGTGAAATAAGTGTTACTGTAATGCTTGGATCAGATGAAACACCTTGGCCAATATATATGGAAGGCAAAGAAATAAATATGGAACCTGGTGATGCTACGATATACTTAGGTTGCGAAGTAGAACATTGGAGAGAAGAGTTTCAAGGAGATTGGCACTCCCAAACTTTTCTTCATTATGTAGACAAAAACGGTGTAAACGCAGAATGGTTTAAAGATAAAAGATTACTTTATGGAATGCCACCTCCCTAAAGAAATTTTTTTTGAAAAAAAAATAGAATTAGATACATTTATTTTAATTGATGAAATTGATGACACAAGTTTAATTGATGAATTAGTTATAGATGTTAAAGAAGGGGTAAAAAAATCTCAAATAAATAGAAAAACAAATATCATAGGAGATCACACAAATTTTGATTATTTTGTTAATAATCCAAAATTTCATAAATTTTTACAAAAAATCAGAGCTTCTATTTATAAAGTTTACAAACAAAATTTTGTTGTTAAAAATGTTTGGGGAAACATATATTCAAAACCATTAGACCATGCTAAACCACACAATCATCAAGATTCCGTTTTATGTGGCATTTTATATTGTACAGATGAAATAGGTCCTGGAACTTATTTTGAGCAACATGACTTATTGATAAAAGAAAAAAAAGGGAGATTTGTATTATTCCATCCTCATTTATTTCATGAAGTAAGACCTTATAATTATACAAAAGAAAGAATTACCATTGCATGGAATTTTTTTGGGATAAGAAAGTGGGAAAATATTAATAATGCATATTACATAAAAAAAATAGAAAATATAAAAATATGATTCTTCTTCTTTTTTCAGGTGGAGTAGAAAGTACTGTTTTATTAAAATATTTTTTAAAAGAGACGGATAAATTAGTACATGTTCTATACACTAAATTAGGTTATGATGATTTATCAAAAAAAAAAGTTTATGAACAAAGTAAAGCCGCAAGTAATGTATTGAATTATTTAAAAAAAAACTACAGAGATTTTAATTTTAGTTCATTAGAATTAAATCTAAATAACATTACTAGGCACCAACATCAGGAAGGGGCTTTTGGATTTGATGAGCAATGGAATATATTTTTTGCAAGTATGCATGCAAAATTATATGGTATTAATAATATTTGGATAGGTCAATTTTCATATAATGATTATCATAGAATTGAATTTAATTTGGATCCTTTAAGTTGGTATTATGATGGAACACTTGAAAAATATGCATTGTTAGGATCTGGACTAGATTTTAATTTTTGTAAAGATTTAAAAATAAATTTTCCTTCAAGAAATTTTAAAAAAGAAGGTATTGATTCGTTTAAATCGAAAAAAGAAGCGTTTAATTATTTAGAACCAGAACTTCAAAAAATGATAAGATCTTGCATAGGAGAAGAAAAATTTTGTGGTAAATGTTTTAAATGCACTCAATACATTAAATATGGAATGAAAAATGATTAAGATAATAGATAATTTTTTAGAAGATGATTTATCAAAATACTTGGAGCAATATTTTTTAGAAATACCACATTACTTTGGTCATTCTTCGTTGGGTTTAGGCAACGGTAGTCCTTTTTATAAAGCTAATCTAAATCTTTATGATCCCTTAATAAATTTTTTATGTTTAAAAGTTCAAAAACAGGTAGATTATAAATTAGGTTTTTTAAGAGTTTATATAAATATTCATTATTCAAATATGCCTGGAGAATTTCATGAAGATGATGGAGACACTACTTTTGTACTAATGACTTCTAAAACGTTAAGAAAAGAATCTGGTCAGTTTCAAATACAAATAAACAATGATATTAATAATATTCAATCTATTGATTTTATACATAATAGATTATTAATATTTCCTGCATTATGGAAACACAGAGGATTGGACCCAAAAGAACACGCAACTCCTAGAGTAACTCTTGCTTTTAAAACTCAAAAGGTTTAATATATATTTTATGAATTTTAAACAATACGATAACGGATCTTGTGACATAGAATTTTCTTGGAAAGAAAGATTAACTCTTTTAAGAAAAGGAAAACTTCATTTATCAGATGAAAATTTAAAACATTTTGGAAATAACCTTGTTAAAATGGTAATGGACTGGCAAATTAAATTTAAAGAAGAGGTTGCTAATAAAACAACTTTTCCAGATACTAAAATAGAAGGTAAATAACTCTATATTTCAACTTGGTTAAATATAAGGTATAATGATCTATGCCTTTAAAAAAAATACCAGTAGCCCCAGGCTTTGATAAACAAGATACAGCATCTCAAGCAGAAGGTCGCTGGATTGATGGAGATAACGTACGTTTTCGTTATGGAAGCCCTCAAAGGATAGGGGGTTGGGAGCAGTTATTATCAAGTACACTAGTTGGCGCTGCACGAAATCAATGGATATGGGCAGATCTTAAAGGTAATCGTTATTCAGCTATTGGCACTAATAAAGTGTTAGTTATTTATTTTGAAGGTGCGTTTTACGATATTACACCTGTTGATGCTGTTTTAACAAGTTGTACATTTAATACTTTAAGTGGCTCTACATCGTTAACTGTCAACAAAGCTGGACATGGGTTAACTGTTGGAAGAATTGTTAAATTCACCGCAGTAACACCACCTACAGGAACAACTGCAGGAAACTTTACCAATTTATTTGAGGTGATAACAACACCTTCATCAAACACTTTTACAGTCACTTTACCAACAGCAGCATCTTCAACAAATAATGCTTCTGGCTCTGCCTCTTGCACACCTTACTTTGATTTTGGTCCCTTTGGACAAACTTATGGATAT